TATTTCAATTCCTACTTTTCCTACATTCCTACATCTACTACTAACTACCTGAAAATCAATTCAATTGAAAACAAAAGCCTGTAGGAATGCTGCCAAAAATGTAGGAAACCTGTAGGAAAATGTAGGAATGTAGGAATGTAGGAAAAACAGAAGTCAAAAATGGAAGGGTCTAGAATTTTTTAAAAAAACACAAAGGTTTTTGCCGATAGGGTAGGGCCAAATCCATTCACTTAAAATTCACTAAAAAAATGATCTTAATAATCTCCGGCGAGCAGACAGATAATAAGCTAGCCATCGTAAACAATCTCCTAATTCATGCTAAAGAATCCAGAGCATATGTAGGATTTCCAGAGACTAGACCTGATGATTTCCCAAAATCCAACAAAGTCCTGGTCATAATTTCAACCATTCTGGATGCTGAATATCCTGCGTGGATCAATGACCATCCATTCCTTGAGTTGCAAACGAAGACTCCGCTTCATTCCATTTCATATTTTCAGAGAAGGTATTTTTAAGATACCTGTACATGGCCGAGAAGTCTCAAAACCTCGCTTTTCTGATAGGACTTGAATCAGATGATCTAATCAGAGTTCAATCCATACTGGATTCACTCGCCAAAATTGTAGAAAATGGACATGTACCAAGCTTATCAAGCGATCTGCCACCTGCATACCCGGTATATCGAGCCAACCATCCCACTCCCACAGTCGCTGACCCCAGCGCCGCACATGGAGATCACTAACCTACACACATTCATTTCCACCGCCCTCACCCGGCTTGAATCTGATAGCGCCCTGTTGCGGGGCATTTCGGATCGGAGCTTGAGGGCGGTGATAAATTCACTTAAAAATGAACAAAACACTAATTGACATCCGACACACAGACGAAGAAATTACAGGGTCGTTCACCATAATTGGGAACCCAGAAGATTTAATCCCCTTATTGCACCAAATATTCAGGGTATCTCCAGAATTCAAAGCGACTGTAACCGAGTCCCTGCTCACATTCGATACCGAAGCCGGAGGCCAAACAATGAACCTTAAATCCGCACCAGCGGGAAAGGAGGAGCAGCCATGAAAAACGAATTTGCAGAAACATCGCCAGAGATGTCCCGCCACCTGAAAGAACTTGGCTTCCCACAGCCAAAGCCAGCACCAGGTCAGGCATGGTACAACCTGCTTCACACGCCATTCTTTCTTTACGAAACGATGAACAGGAAAATAGGGGCACGAAATGTCTACAATGGAATACTATCCCCGTTTGATGGAGTTGCCTCAGAGGGAATGGTATATGCTCCGACTGTTGCTGAGGCAGTTAAATTTCTCAATCAATAAACAAAAATTCCCCGGACGCTGAACAACTCCATGTTGAATGCGCATCCGCCGACATGAATCAACATGTATCACCGCAAAGACGTTTGCGGAGTGGGGGCATTTTTAAAAACCTATTTCGATCATGGTGCATCCAAACATTGACCTTGACAAACTTATTGAGCAGCTTGAAAGCATCGGCTTTGAAGCTATCACAAAGCTGCAATTCAGGCGTGGCTTTGTGGATGTTCGGATCGTGAACGGACTTATACCTGACGGCATTGACTTTGTGCCTGATGTATTTTTTCAGGTAACGGTATGGAATGGGGACAATGAAGGGAAATTCATTTGCCAAATAGATCAACTTTTTATAGACTAACTGAGGCATGAACGCCGTGCGACTATGTAGGGAGCATGGGCGGCCATGCTGGGTTAGCCGAATCCTTAACATTAAAAACATCACAATGATTAATAGAATCAAATCGCTCGATTCCGCCGAATTTTTAGGCGCAACTTGGAGTAAAACAGGGTTTAGTATGCACATTCTTGAAATAGGAATGAAACTACGACAAAACCCGAATGACAAAAGCGACCTATCTAATTATTCAAAAAAGCCGTTATTGTCTATTTCCTTGTACAAAAGGAGATTGCATATCCGAATGCTCTTCTTTATATTTTTCACTATCGGCTAAAAGGTGCATGACTGCAAGTGCTGACGCTTAGGAAGTATTGACAGCCATGCAGGGTTAGCAGCATTCTAATATCATGAAAAAACTCCTCGATGTATACAGCGGTGCAGGACTTGCGGCAATTGGCTACAAGCAATCCGGTTTTCATGTCACAGGTGTTGACAATGAGAAAAAAACTTGCTACGCTGGTGATACCTGGATCCAGGCGGATGCGCTGGAAATATTGGCCGATGTAAATTTCTGCCGTCAATTTGATGCAATTCACGCAAGCCCGCCATGCCAGAAATACAGCCAGTCAACGGCGATGTTTCGAGCAGCGGGGAAAGTCTATGCTGATTTGATTGAGCCGACCCGCGAAGCACTTGAATTGATAGGGCTGCCATACATAATTGAGAACGTGCCTACTGCACCGGTTCGGCCTGATATTGTTCTACACGGATGGATGTTCGGCCTCAATGTGATGCGCAAGCGACATTTTGAACTTGGTAATTGGTGGATGATGCAACCAGGTGTGAGCAAGCGGATTGGGTCGGTTAAGGAGGGGGATTTTTGTACGATAATAGGGAAACAAGGCTACCGAAAATACAAAGGGTTGCCGAAAAACTGGAGGCCGAAGTTTGACCAGGGTAGCGGGATAAAAACCTGGCACTTCGCCATGGGAATACCGATTCAATACAAGTTCAAGGATGTGGAAATTTCCGAAGGCATTCCACCAGCCTACACAGAATACATTGGCGGCTACCTTTCCGAGTACCTGGATCGAGTGGCCACACTTTCACTTGTCGGCTAACTTATGCGCCCACGACGGGCGCGAGCATAGCGCGGCTGTACGGGGGCGCGGCGTTATGCGGATTTTTAACCCCGGTAATTTTTCATCAAATGACATCTGTTGAAACTAAACAAACAGAAAGTGGAGGTTGGATATGTTGTTGCACTCATAACGGGTATGACTACTGGGAGGCAGGGGATACAGTTCGAGAGGCACGAAGTAGATTAGTGACAAGATTGAAAATAGATCGTTCAGAATTAAAGTTTGAGCGAAAAAGAATATATAAACACAAAGCAAGGCATCCTGAACCGCAAGTCCAATATGCTCGGAATCGAATAGATAACCTATAATTCTCGCATAACGTTGGCACTCACGCACACCGCCGCCCGCGTTGGCTTTGAGTTAGGCTTTGGCGGAGGTTGGCGGGAGTGCGTTGTTCTGCACATTATTTACTATTCAATATGGCACGTCTTATATCTTTTTCGGGTGGTCGGTCGTCGGCAATGATGTTGAAAATCTTGCTTGACAACGGTTTGTTGCAGCCCGACGATTACATACTTTTTGCGAACACGGGCAAGGAACGCCCCGAAACGCTTGATTTTGTCCACGAGGTTGAAACCCGTTGGAACGTGCCGATTATTTGGATTGAAGGCACGTTCTGCGAATACGATTTGAGCGAGGAAACGATGGTTTCTTCGGTCGGGTTTCGGGTCGTGGATTATTCAACGGCGGCGCGGCACGGCGAACCGTTCGCGGAAATGATTGATTGGATAAATTGTGGGCGCGTCCCGTCGCGGAACGCTCGTTTTTGCACGAAATATTTGAAAATCGTGCCGATGCAACGATTTTTGGAAAGCATTGGCATCGCTGAATTTGATACCGTGATGGGCATCCGCTTTGACGAACCGAACCGCTACCGAAAATATAAGGGCGACGGCTCGTTTCCACTCGTTGATTTTAAAATTACCGAGGCGGACGTTTTTCGTTTTTGGTCGGCTCAAAACTTCGACCTGAATTTGAAGCAATACGAGGGCAACTGCGATTTGTGCCACCTCAAAAGCCTTAAAAAAATCAAAACGATTATCGCCGAGCAAGGCGAAAAAGTGGCGGATTGGTGGATTGAGCAAGAGAAAAAAACGAACAGCACGTTTTTTTCGGACGGCTTGGATTTTTCTACTTTGGTTGAAATTGCAACCAACCGCAAGTTTTCGAGGGCTTTGGACGTGCGAAGTTTGAAAGAACACGACTTGTTTTCAATCTCCTGTTTTTGCGGGGATTGATACTTATTATTTTGATTTTTAATTGTGCAGAACTCAAAGCCCAACGAAGTCCACCCGCATAGGGTGGATTCTCGTTGGGCAGCAGTTAGCCACCCCCAACTGTCCTATCCCCACCCAAATCCCCCCCCGATATTCGGCCCATGAAAAAGGCCCAACTCATCCGGCAATACTTCGAAACCCACACGCTAGGCATCCTAACAGCCCTGGACGACAAAGGCAACGCCACCTTCCAATGCCAAATCCTAGAGCTCCCATGGAAGGACAACGAACGCCAAATCAGCTGCATTCCAGAGGGTATCTACCCCGTAAAAGAGCGCCGTACCGACAAGTTTGGCCGTCATTACCACATTCTTAATGTGCCGGATCGGGATTACATCCTGCAGCATCCCGGCAATTATACCGCTCAGATCAGAGGCTGCCAGCTTACCGGATCCAAATTCACTAACCTCAATGTAGACGCCATTCCAGACATCACAGCGTCCCGTAAAACGCTGGATGTACTCCTCAAATCCCTGGGCAAAGAATACACCCTATACATCGGCAGCTTCGAAGCCCCTACCCATCCGCACACCATTTCACCGGCTAAATACTGGGCAGATCAGCTTCAAAAACCAACCCCCGATTAAGCGTATGGCAGCCACACTAAACACCGCACCTTTAAGCCCGATTTTAGCCGGAAACGACAACTGGATCGAACTAGAAACCGACCTGGTAAACACCGCAGCACAAGGCTACGTCAACATAGACAGCCAAAGCCCCGGCGAACCAGCCATAGGCCAGGAACTAACCATCGAATGGTCCGGCAAATCAGTCACATTAACCGTGGCGGCCACCACCAACAGCAGCGCCACAGCCATTCCAGTGCGCAACGTCGGCGAAACGCTGGATCAATACGCTGCACGCATGGCCGAGGTATTCCGGCAGAATGGCACCATTTCAGATGACTTCCACATCACCGTGCACGCCACTGGTCGCGTCACGCTGAAAGCCAAAACAGCCGGAATTCTCGACATCACCGTCACCGAAGACATGACCAGCACCGCCATCACCACCGTAGACGGCACCGACCCCAACACACAACCCAACCTCGCAGTGCAGGTACAGTTATGGAAGCCAAGCGGATCCCTGACGACACCAGATACCCTCATCACCACCTTACACGCCACCTACGACACCATCGTAGCGCCCACAACCAAGATCAACCTGGTAGATCTCCTACCCGTAAAGCCACACCTCCCCAATTCTACCCACATTACTCCGGGCATTTTCCTAAGCTGGCTCCGTGGCGTGGCCACAGACTTGTATTGCGAATATTACCTCCGCTATGCCGACAAGTACGGCACCCCTGCAGTACCCCAAGCACTGGTCAAATCTGCCAGCAACTACTTCGCCATCCACGGCGCACGCTCCGCCGACCGCGAAGCAATAACCGCAGGGCTCTACGCCGATGTGCTGCACAACTACCGCCGTGCTGATGGTGGCACATTCTGGAAGCCATTGGGCGACGGCATGCCAGACTGGTTATATCTCTGGGTCAAATCCGCAGCAACAGCATGCAACGTAGAGTGGACCATCGTTTGGGACGATGGCAGCTCCACCGTAGAGTTGTATGGCGGATCGGCATTCACCTTGGATGCAAACAAAGCATACTACATAAGATCATCACCCATCAGCTTCAACTATACCCCCACCACTCCGGGCGCAATCCCCTGGTACATCACCTTCAGGCTTTTCGGCACCATCTCAGGCGCACAACAAACCCTGGCCACCATCAAATACAAAGCCGTCATTGGCACCCAATGGGAACGCTACCTGCTGTTCGACAATGGGGTAGGGGGCTGCGAGGCCGTTCTGTTCAACGGCAAAGGCAAGGAAGCTTTCTCCGGCAAACGCGAAGCGGCACGCCTCACCCGCACCTCGGATTTTAGCATAGCAGAAGGCGAGTTCACCAGCTTCAACCCCGAAGGCCAGAAAGTATTCGAACTCAATACCGGCTGGATAGAGAAATGCTACTCAGAGCACCTGCGTCAGTTGCTCCTGGGTGATATCTGGATGATCGACGTGGACAACAAACGATTCATCAAGATGATCTGCGAATCCGATTCCATTGAAACCTCCATCAACGACCAGCAATTGTTTGCTATCAGCATCAAGTTGCGCACGGCTTGGGTGGATAAAGCTTCTAACGTATGAAGTGGGCTATACAACTTCCTTCGGGCGAATTTCTGGATACGCCGCTTGATTTGGACCTTCAGTTCGAGTTCAACAACCAGGTATTCAGCACAAGCGATACGGCATTGTTGCCCGGATCCTACTCATTCCCCATTGAAGTGCCGCTCACCGCAAGGATGAAAACCCTATTCGGATTCCCGGATAGGGTAGACCGAGCCACCTTATTTCAGAACATAGAAAATGTGTGGGTATATGCCGCAGGCATTCGGCTATTCTCCGGCACACTGAAAATTTTGAAGGCTCGCAAAGGATCCGTTTCAATCTCCATTTTTGCGGATTTTCTGGGCTCTTTGAAAAAAGCCAATTTGGCGGACATAGATTTCGGAGCCAACGTAGCAGCTGGAGGCACCAGTTTAGAAGCCTGGGCTGCGCACATGCTCGACACTGCGGAAAATCCGGAAGATTACAATCACATTTTCTTCCCTGTATACTTTACAGGCGGCGATACCGGCTGGGTGAATAAGTGGAAAGCGGAAGCTGAAACCTTTGACATTGGTAACACAGAGGCAGTGGCTCCATTCGTGAAAATATCCTACATACTGGATCGTATTTTCTCGGCTGCAGATGGTTATTCCATCATAAATGATTGGCAGACGGACATTGAAATGTTCCGAAGGTACTTGTTCCACCAGGCAGACGTGCGCGTGCTGGGTGTAAATCCCGCCGTAGCGCCTACGTTTCCGGCAAACTACGCTCTTAAAGACCATGTGCCCCAAGCCACCATTCCAAAGTTCCTTCGTAGCCTGTGCGCCCAGAATTGCCTGGGCATATTCACCAATCCGTTCAATAGGACCATTCGTATTGGCCCATTACAATCGGCCATCACCAATTCAGCCATTCAGGACTGGACAACGTATGCCCTGTATGATCCAATCATTGAACCAGATACTGCCAACATTGGCTACTTAAATTATGCGCAACCCTACGATGGTGTTCCGGATAATTTCCCGCCAGTTGAAACCGTAGAGGTGGTGTACAATACCCGGGACGATTTCAACCTCGACTGGCAAAACCTACCCACTGGCTTCGCATACATCGAAGCCGGTGAAACCATGATGGAAGTCCGGGATGAAGGTGCAGTAGTAACATTTCAGCGAGGCCATCCATTATTCAGAGGGGTAGGGGTGGCGAGTGAAACCGGGATCATTCCTGAACTGGTACCATTTCGGGCCATAGAGTTTGGGAATGAAGGAGTTTACTACGTTTTTCACGAAGGCGAAGCCAGCGTATATGACAACGGCTCGGGATCTTATGCCTGGCAGCAGAAGACATGCCCACTCACTGTGCTACAATTCAGGGGGATACAAGTTCAAAAGTCAGGCGAACCAGCCTCGCCGCTCGCATGCAACTCCGTTTGGAAATCCTACAACACCGGTGGAGTCAAATCAAAGATTGTGGCTGGTGGCGTTGATCTGGCAGACAGCGCTCATAGCCTGAATTACTTTGGAGAGTATGGACTGGGGACACAGGCCTGGGGGGCATGGTTTGAAATGCTCAAGAATGGGAAGCATGTAACGCAATCATTCATTATACCGATCACCAAATTAACCGGGTTTTCATTTGGAGATAAAATTCGCGTTGGAAACATGGATTTCTTTGCCAAAAAACTCCGTGTACAAAAACTACTCGATCGAGGCAGAGTACTCGTAGAGGCTTCTATGGTATCTGTAATCTAAACACCCACACAATATGTTCAAAAACCTATCCAGACTACTGCTCCTCCTAATCGTCATCCTGATGTTGCTCCCATTCTTTGCATGCAACAAGGATCCGGACCCCGCAGAGCAATTCAGCATCGAAGGCCGCTGGGTAGACATGACCGGCACCTTTGCCCCCGATTGGCATTACCAATTCGACAACGGGCTCATGACCCAATACTACATCACCGCAGGGGCCACGCTCAGCGAACTGACTTACCCCTATGCCATCCGGGATAGCACCATCATCATTGGCGGAGATGCTACCAATCCTCCACGCACCTGGAACGTTTACTTCGAATGCGCTGATGTGGTCAGAGTCACCCAGGCGCAAGTGATTATTGGGCCTACATTCTGGCTAAAGCGGCAGCCGCCATAGGTTGTAATATTTTCCATTGTACATCTGGGCCAGTATCTGGCCGACATTGAGACTTACAGGCCACTCGAAGCCTGATTTTTGAACGGGTGCGCGGAGTTGATCCACGCACCCGTTTTATTTTTATTCTGCACAATAGAAACTTCGTATCAAAAAGTTCTCTGAATTTCAGAGTAAGGATTTATTTTTGCAGCACCCCAGGCGTTCATTCACAGCTTCATTTTTCGCCGCACATGATTCAAGTCAGCATTCCAGTTCACCCGCTTACCATGCGCGTGCTACGTGCAGAGTATGGCCCGGGTCCGATCGTGATGTCTAATCACGATCCATTATTCACCTTCATAACATGCAGCCCATTGCGCTTCCGAACTAGGCAGTCATCAGAACTGCTTACTTCGGAGGTCATCTTTCAGGTAGAAGATCGTTTGGCACGACACCTGCATAAAAATGATTGGATAGTAGGGTACTCTCTACTCAAGCTTCACAAGATGGAGCTCTGCAAATTTGCCGCAGCGGCAGTCATGCTTGGCAACAAGGGTGGGGTGAAAGCTGCACTCTATACCTGGCTCCGAAGCATGGATGTATGCGAAGATGAATACTCGCTAGAGACAGCCTATAAGTTGTGGCAACGGTTCGGATGGAAAATAAATGAGGGGAAAAGCAGTACTTTTTTGATGCAAATGCGTGGCAAGGCGGCGGCGGTTTTGCATCAAAAAAAAGCAGCCGTGCCAAAAGTGATTCGTCCTCTCCAAAGAAACAAGCTTACGCTTTCTGAGATAGAGATCGAGCTTTCTGCCCATAGATTTGTTAAGGCTGTAGAGCAATGCTTTTCACGATCCCCTAGAAAACTATCAGGGCACGCAAGGATTTACTTTTACTCTACGTATACGCACCTTACTACTAGGGAGGTAGGTAAGCTTTTGGGAGTCCATTACGTCTCTATATCCTACGCATCCCGCACCATACGACGCAAGGCAGAGACCAATATAACACTACAACGCCTACTCGCAGCTGCCCTACCTGATGTGGCCACTTCGCCCACACCTTCGGGGCATGGTACCAGTATTACACGTAATAGAGCGCAAGTGCATTCGGATTCCCGGATCACTCAAGCGGCTGGTCTTAATAGACCCGGATGATCTGGCCACCCAGCCTGACTGGCATCTGGTACCCAATGTAGAAGCCCTCGATTTCAAGCCGGGCAAAGGAGCCTACGAGTTCGAACTGAACCGGCTCACCGGCAGACTCTCCGACAATACGAACACCGGCAATGATGCCGGTGATTTCTTTGAATACACCCTCGAAGCTAAGGTCCGCAAGGTGTCAATTGAATTTGAATACCTGCGGGCCAAGCTTCGGAATAGGAGGCTGCATGTAATTGGCACTTACTACGACGGCACCCAACGCCTCGTGCCCAACATGCGCCTCACCGCCCGGGGCGATTCTGCCGACAAACCATCCGGCACCAACGGCTACATCATATCCGGCGTTGGCCAACTGGCCTTCCCGGCTCCATACCTCGACGAAACCCCTGTAGTAATAGGTGGCCCATACAACCCGCCTGCCCCGGAAGATCTGGGCAGCGGCGTTCAGATAGTAGCCATCACAGCAACGGGATCATCTTACACCTACTCCATCCCTGCAGGCAAGTGGCTGGTAGGCTGGGAAGTCCGCAGCACAGCCGCCCAAACCCCCTTACTTGGCACCACCCCAGGCGGCAGCGAGCTCGGCGAAAGTCTGCCATTGCTTGCTTTGGAAACGTGGGTAGGGCAGGGGAACATGCTGCCTACCTGGAGCAGTATGAATATTTATTTCTCTGGATTGGCGGGTACCAATTCAATTCAACTTTGGCTTTTGGGATAAATCAGTCCTTTTATCGCCAAAAATTATCAGCAAAACTTACATCGAAAATAAAAAAAAATGCCAGCTCTGTTACGACTTCCAATCAATCCCGCGAACCAAATCATCCGAGGGGATACGTGGTATGGAGTGGCATTCACCATTACAAAGGCAGGGAATCCGGTGGATTTAACGGCTGCGGCTGTAAAAATTACCTTCATTTCCAGACTTACATCATGGACACTTGAAACAGGAGGCAATGGAATAACCATTACCAATGCGATTGGCGGTGAAATGAAGATTGATAAGATACAAAGTTTGCTGGTCGAACCCGGAATATACAATGGAGATCTACAGTTCACATTTGCCAACGGTGACATCAGCACCTACATTCAGATTGAGTTAACCGTAACAGACGACATTACCAAATAATGATTATCGAAGTCAATGTCGTAGAGCAGGGCATCAGCATTGAAAATGCGCCGATTGAGACCACTATTGTGATAGAGGTCGGAGAAGGCTTGCCGGGTCCACAGGGGCCCCCTGGCCCAGCGGGTGGATCATCGGTTACAATTACAGCGGGAGAAAACCTAAGCGCTGGCAGAGTAGTGATAGTAGACGCTGGCACTGCAAAGTACTTTCAACCAGGCACAGCCCTACACGCTGGCCGTGCTTATGGAATAACAATAACAAGCGCAACGACAGGCCTCCCTGTCAATGTGCAACTGTCAGGCGAATTGACCGATGCTGCATTTTCATTTGCGGCAGACAAGATGCTTTGGGTAGGCGCAAATGGCCGGATATACGACACGCCTCAGCCTGGAATCGTGCAAAAGGCTGGTATTTCATCCGGCACCAACAAAATGAAAATTGATTTCACCATTCAAATTCTTACCATATAATGGCTACGAAAAAATTTATCAAAATCGGCACAACCGGACTGCCAACGGAAGAGGGCGCCTTAACCACCTCTGCTGGTGCTGGTGATGCAGACAAGATCGTACAGACAAATTCCAGCGGTGTGCTTGATATTACCCTAATGCCGGCAGGTATTGGGGCTGACACCCGCACCGTTACAGCTGGGGAAACGCTTGCCGCAGGCGACCTGATTTACATGGCTGCTGGTGGCACGGTGTTTAAGGCAGACGCCAACGCTGAGGGTAAAGAAGCTACAGGCTTCGTACTCGCTGGAATTACGTCGGGTGGAACCGGAACAGCCTACTTTGGCGGCGGTGTTATATCTGGATTGACCGGATTAACCGTTGGAGCACGTTACTTCTTAAGCACTGCCACACCGGGTCGCGCTGGGCTTTATTCCGGACTGACGTTCACTGCCGGCGATATTGTTCAGCAGGTCGGCAGGTCGCTATCAGCTACCGAGCTATACTTTGAACCTCAATCACCCACTGTGGTAGCATAATGCCTGCCGAAAAACCCATAAAAATAGGAGGGTCAGGGCTGCCGGAGCAATTCGGCGGCTCTGATACCATTCCCATTGCCAACCTCGCGGTTGCAACACAGGCCGAAGCCGAAGCAGGCACATCATCTACCAAGATGATGACACCACAACGAACCGCACAGGCCATCTCGGCTTTGGGCGGTGGCGGCGGTGGCGGCGCAGTTACTGCCGGCCAGGCCATCGCATATGCCATCGTATTCGGAGGCTAAAAAAATATGATATGCCGAACAAAGTAATAGGTAATGGTAACAACCCGGGGACGTACACGTTCAATGCGGCGGCTAAAACGGTGACATTCTCTGGGGTTAGCCTAAAGGTTCAGAACATCCTGAACATCACGAATCTAACGCAATCGGCCATCATTTACAACCCTTTCGTTTCGGGTACTGGGTTTACGGCTTTTGCAAACAACGTGCTGACCCTGGTCTTTGACACCACAACGCACAACAACTCGGATGTACTGCTCATTACCTACAATGATGACGACATTCTACCCGTCGAAGTCATTGGAGAATTAACCGAGGCAATTGAGGCTATGCGAATGGCTATAGTTTCGCTTACCAGATCGGTGGGCCTTGCACAGGTTAACCCCTTAACGGGCCGTCTACTAGTTGACCAATCTGCATTAACCCAGACGGTAAGCGGTACGGTAAGTGCTAACCAATCAGGCACCTGGAACATAACAAACCTAACACAAGTCGGAGGCGCAAACGCGGCCATTGTGCCGCTTTCATTAGAACGCGGTACCGCTGATAATTTGCGCCGAAACATAAACGTAACCTAACAATGGCCACTACAAACGGAAATAGAAAAATATTAGATTTGAAAAGATGGGAGCAGGTTAGCCCGGCTCCTTCGCCAACTGGTTCCGGGGCTTTTATAGCCTCATCAAGACACTTTAGGCAGCAACAATTGTATATCAACAATGCTACAACTGCTTGGTTATACAACCCCAGTGAAGATGGATGGGTAGCATTGCCTGGCCCTTCGCTTGCCGGAGTATTTCAGGGCGGCGCAGCGGGTGTTGCAGGGTCGTGGTCAACGGGCACGACAGTAGCGGCATCTTCGCTTACTGCCACTGGTGGAACTACTTCAACAATCATCACAAACCAAACGCTTGCCAGATCCTTGGCAGGCTATTCGGTACACATACTTTCAGGCCCCAATGCGGGTGTAACGCTTCCTATTGTTTCAAACACAATAGGCGCAACCGCTACCATTACGGTAGCAGCGCAAGCAACCGCTTTCACGGCTTCGACAGTGTACCGATTATGTACCCCGGTTTGGTATGTAGTTAGCGCAGGTAGCCATGCTTCCGGGTCGTTCAAAAAATACGACCTAGCAACGAACACATGGACGACGTTGGCAATCACTGGACTTCCTGCATCGTTTGGCACCGATGGCAAATTGGTTGGCACGCCAAGTTGGTTGAATACCGATTACAAAGCATTTGCAACGGGTACGGCAACATCGGGGGGAGCATCTACCCTTACCAATTCGGCGAAGACGTGGACAACTAACCAGTGGACAAATTCCCAAATCCGCATTGTATCGGGTACGGGTGCGGGTCAGATTCGTACCATTGCGTCTAACACGGGGACGGTAATAACAACAAGTGCCGCATGGACTACACAACCCGACGCTACCTCTGTGTATTCCATTGAAGGGAATGACGATTTTCTGTACTATATTGGCAACAACGCAGTTGCCATGTACCGCTACACAATTTCAGGAAATACTTGGACTACCCTGTCTCCAACTGCGGCAAGGAGTGCAGCTCCAGGCCTTGGAATGTCCGCACATTGGATTCACAGTGAAACCGATACTAGATGGACAAATGAAAATTCCATTATTAATGGACAGCGCATTTATTCATTCAGGGGTAATAGCGTGCAACACCTTGATTACTATGATATTGCCGCTAATACGTGGGTGTCTATAGTGACGTATGCACCTGCACAGGAAACATTTGCAACGGGAACAAAGTACACCTATTTGAATGATAAAATTTACATTCAAAAGGACGCCACAAACAGATGGTTTGAGTTTGACATTGCGGAGCAAAACATGACGGGATGGACAACAATGGCATTGACCCAAAGCACCGCGGTTGCAGGTGATACGGTGTTTGACGTGACGTATTATGACGGAGCAACCGAGATTCATTATGTCTATATGTTGATGAACACCTCTACACTCATGTACCGCCAAATGGTAATTTAATGGAACCACAAAATATTGAAATTGCAGTGCCCGAAGGTTTCAACAATTCTGAATTGCGGGATTTATACCGCACTCGAATAAAATTCCTTGAGGGTATAATCGCAGCGGCGACAAGCCGGGGCGATGTTGCCGAAATCGTAAGGATTCAGGCTGAAATTCAGACGGTAACAGATGCTATTAACGCTCTTACGTAACCCCAGTAGCGGCGGCGCTTATGTACTCAGTGCCGCCGCTGCAATTTTTTTTAGTTCATAATTCACAACAATGAAATTCAAGTTTTTTCTATTTCTGTTTTTCGCGTTCACCTGGGCAGCTCAAGCCCAAACCTCCGACACAAAAGATATCCAAATCGCCAAGCAAAAACTTCGTGTCGGTTCAGATAACAGCAAGTTCTTCACGTCTACTACAGAGACGATCAACATCGGCAGCACCCATCGGCAGCTGCCGACGGCGAAGGCTGTATGGGATGCTATTGTTGCCGGCGGCGGTGGCGGCGGGGGTGGGCACATCATCCTGGATGATGATACGGTGATGGATCAGCGGGAAGGGCTAAACTTCATAAGCACTCCCACGGTCTCAATTACAGCATCAGACGATGCTGCGAACGATGAAACCGAAATCAGGCTAATTGTGCCCAATGATGGCATTGGGTCCAATCAGATATCAAGTGGAGCCGTAGGAACCTCAGAAATTGCAGATGGATCTGTCACCTATGCGAAATTACAAAATGTTGCAACCAATCGAGTTCTAGGACGCGTATCAGCAGGGGCAGGAGAAGTACAGGAGCTTGGGCCGGGATCCTCAATGGTATTTTCAGCAGTGGGGGGCATTGCAAGGGCAGCACTTACAGGCGATGTTACAGCGGCACTGGATGACAACGCTACCACGATCGCAAACAATGCCGTCAATTCTGCAAAAATTGCAGATGGATCAGTTGCCCTGGCTGATATGGCCAATATGGCCACCTCCTCGCTGATCTATAGAAAAACCGCTGGTACTGGACCTCCGGAGGTGAATACATTGGCCACATTAAAAACAGATCTGGGCATCACCGGCAATGAAATTCTGAACGGTGGAAATACAACAGGCGCAGCCCTAACCATCGGGACAAATGACAATCAGAATTTAATTTTTGAAACCAACAATACTGCACGCCTTACCGTTGCATCCGCCTCTATTACAACCGGAGGCAATTACACCATTGGGAATAGTGCAAACACCATATCGCTAAGCTCAACCTCCACATCTAACTCGGCAATAGCATTGAATGCCAGTAACGTATCGGGTAGTGTAAAAGTAGGAGCATCTACCGCATATACCCATACGACCGGAGTGAAAACCAAAATGAACTTTAGCGGGGAATCTTTCACAGCTTCTTCGGGATCGGGAGTGTTTACTGGCTTGTTATTCAATGACACATACGACCTGACGGGGACAGCGTCCGGCTTGCAAAGTTCAATTGATATTAACCCTGCTCTTACCAACCTGGTTGCCGCCACTTATGCCGCTATTAATATACAAGCCAACAACGCGTCGGCTATAGGCATTAATCAGACGGGTTCTAATACCCGCAATATTTTCAGAGGCAAAACAGCCATTGGATCTACAACCGGACCCAGTGAGCAACTGGAGGTTACGGGGAATGCGACAGTTGCCGGGAAACTAGCGTCAACGTCCGAGGCCATTACGCTGGGGGCATCCGCCACAACACTGGCGATCAACAGGAATGTCGTAAAGCTAACGGGCAATGGCACCAATGTGCTAGCAACAATTACTGGGGGCATATCTGGACAAATTCTGACCATTATTTTCGTTGATGCGCTGGTGAGCATTACTGATACCGGCACTGGAGCAGCAAATACCGTAAACCTATCCGCAGCATTTACATCTACGGCAAATGATACGATTACACTTGTATCAGATGGAACCTCTTGGTTTGAAATTGACCGTTCTGTAAACTAAAAAAACGATGAACCCCAAGCACCTAACCAAAGCCCTGCTATTCACCGTGATCTCTTGCGTGATCAAATCCCGGCAGCAGATATGGGAATACCTGAAACCATATCCTTGCTGGTGGAAGATTCTGATAGCCGTGGCAGCCGCTTGTTTTTTCACCCTGGCATTCATATACGCCACCAACATGGAGTGGATGCTGTACCGGATTCTAGGCATTAATACCATATAACCGCTTTTTGCGTCCTATAAGCCCAAAATAACCCCCTTCAAATTTGCCCCAATATGGCGAACGACTTACACAATACAAGATGGCTACGCAGCCGCCCGACACAGGGCGGATTCACCGCAGACAAGATCGATGCCGAAGCAGGCATCATCCGGGATGTGGTGATGGTGCAGGAGGGCGAAGCCAAGGGGCATGAAGTTCACCTGGACGGAGAGTTCATTAATGATATCGTTGCCTACGACAATCACAACTTTTCCAAAACAGGATTGAAAGGCCGCTTTGGCCACCCGGGTGCAAGCTCTGAAACGATGGGCACGCAACTCGGCATCTTCCGCAACTTCCGCAAGCGGGAGCAGGACGGCAAAGCCCAGGCCATTGCTGATCTGCATCTGCTCGAATCATCGGAGCTTAGCCCATCACACCCTGGCATGAAGTCTTGGGTATTGAAGATGGCCGAAGAGCAGCCAGACTTCATGATGAGCTCCATCGTGTTTCGTGGGGATGGCTACTACCAGCGGGATCCGGAAGGCAAGAAGCATAAGCTGCAGATTGCTTACTCGGAAATGGAAGGCCGCTATTTTAAAGGATATAAGGAGGAGTACGGGAATATTTACATCTCCATGGGCGAGCACTTTTACACCGATCTGGTAGAAGCCGGTGCCGCTACGGAGAATCTTTTCTCCAACCAGGTGAATCCCCACCTATTCGTCGCACAAGCAGATCAGTTCCTGTACGATCATCCCGAATTAAAAACATTCATCCAGGCGCATCCGGACAAAGTGACTGCTTTTTTCGCCACGCTTGGAATTCGTTTAACCGGGCAGACCACGGAGGTTGCCCCTACACCACCCATTCAAATGCCTACACCTTCATTCAATTTTTTCAAATGGCTCAGCGGAGAATCCGAGGCAGAAGCCACAGACATTGAAACCATCCGCACCGAACTGAACACCGCTCAGAAGGACGTGATGGCGCTCAAGGCCGAAAAAGAAACTGCTGAGAATCGCGTAGCCGAACTCAAGGAAGGCAATGATACGCTACAATCCGCTGTCGGCGAACTGGAAGAGCAACTTTCCAAAGCCACCGCACGGATCGAAGAGCTGGAAGCAAAGCCAGCAGCATTGCACACGGGAGGGCCAACGGAGGCCTCTACTTCGGCTCCCGAGAAAGGACAAAAAACCAAGGAGCTTTACGAACGCTACGGCATCAAGTAAACCCACCGACACGACACGCTTTATTTTCAAACATTCAACCAACGCAACACAATGCCAGAAGCAGTAAGCATCCCCAGCGCCGACCTCGTTCAGGAGTTCCTGACCGATAAAGGCCAAGAGGTGATCCGCCGGATGTTCATGGACTTCCGTAGCGCACGCATGGTGCGCAAATTCGCCGGGGTGACCGATAAACTCATCCTTGCCCGTCAAGACGTAACGACGGCACTTATCAAAGAGTGGAACTCTACGCTCGCCTTCACCAACGATGCCATCGAAGTGACCTCGGTCAACCTCGAAGTGTCTCGCATGAAGACCGAACTCAAATTCATCATCGGAGACGACACCCTTCACGCATACAAAGCCTACCTGAAAGGTGCCGGCCTTGTGAGCGATGATATGGGCCTCGTGGAGTACCTGCTCCAGGATCCTATCTCGGTGCAGCAGGAGGAACTGGAAAACGCCATGTGGCAAGGCGTAGAGCTTGCCTCTGGTGTTGGCACACGCACGTTGACCGACCGTATCAATGGCTACCGCGAGATCGCTCGTTTGGCTGGTGTGGATGGCAATGCTACCGTGGTGAATACCGGAAATATCACCTCAGCAGATGCAGTCACAAAGGTCGAGCAGGTTTACTCAGCCGCACACAAGACCATGAAGGATCGTGGCTTCATGATTTTCTGCAGCTACAACCTGTTCGAAAATTATCAGCTGGACATGCTCACTAAGCACAGCAATGCCGACATGATGCTCAAGACCGTCACTGGTCAAGGCTACACGCTGGAAGGCATGCCATTGCGTCTCGGCGCAGGTCGCTCGTTCCTTGTACCTGTGCCTGGCATGGGTGATGATGATGCACTCATCGGAACCCGCCCTGAATTCCTCGCCTACGGATTCGATTTTGAATCCGAGTGGACTAACTGGAAGGTGCAGGAGTACGGCTGGGAAACCTGGGCATTGAACAAGTTCCCTGTAGGCGTACAGATCTTGTTGCAGAAAGAAGGATTCCTGGTCATCAACAACCAACTTTAAGCCAATCACCTAATTCAATCACCTGGGCTATCTTAGTGATCGCCCACACAAACAATACTGCAAATCATGGCAGATCAAAAAGACACCATTATCGCCGACCTTCAGGCTCGCATTTCGGCACTGGAGGAAATCGCAGTGGCTTCTACGGAAGGTTCCGGGCAGGCCATCACCACCGCGAAGAAAAAACCCATTCTGCTTACCGGCGAACCCTTCTCGGTAGAGGGCAAAAAATATCAGGCTGCTTACCCAAAATGGACAGTGGGGGGTAACACCGTGACCGAAGAGAACCTGTTGGCCGACAAGGCCATGCAAAAGGAACTGGTATCCAGCGGCTCGAAGCTGGTCAGACTGGTCGGCATGTTGGCCCTGTTCCTGTTTGCCTTCTCCTTCACGGCAAGCGCAGGCATCGTTATCAATCCTTATTCAGTCGAAGTTTATACGCCGACCAAAAAAGATTTCTACGCCCTGCAGGATCTGTTGATCATCTACCGGGCATCTACGGACGCCTTCGAGGTGCAAACATCATCTACCCGATCCAAGGTCTGGGGCGGCGATGTGGATTCTGTAGTCATTGCCGGAGCATCTACCACCGCACTCAAGCTGGCTTACCTCCGAACCCTGATGCTGGAGACCAATACAACGGGCGGATACAGAGTATTTTTAGGCCGGAATAACCTGGACTTCAACTACAACTCATCCACCAAGCGGCTGGACCTGAAATCTGGAAGCAATAAGCAACCGCTGTGGTTTGGAAGTGTTGACTCATTACTCAGCGGCCCCACGGGGACATCTGCCAAGCTGGCCTATATCAGGCTGCTGAATCGATGGAAAGCGCAGGACTGCCTACCTACCACCAGCGTAGCCACTATTGCAGCAGGCGCTGCGGCTGGATCCAGCCCTACCGTCACCGTCACAGGCGACGCTTTCTCCGGCAGCATCAGTGTTACCACAGGCGCATCCGGAGCAACTACCGGAACGCTGGCCACGGTGACAACCAAGATTACGGCTCCTACCGGAACGAGGGTTGTGCTTTGGCCTACGGGTGACAACTCTATTCTGCACAACGTAAGGGTCAAAGCCAGCGGGACAACGACTACGATCGTGCTCGCAGTCCCGGCAACAGCCCTAGCAAATGGGACGCCATACACCTGGGATTACATGGTGGTGCCGTTCTAATCAATTTTTTCAAATCACATCCGGGGTGCTTACCTATCTGAGCACCTCGGATTTTTCAAACGCATCGAAATCATGGAATTGATTCATTTTATCCTGTTCGCACTGATCCCTATGATGGGAATGTGCACTTGCAACTTGGCCGCAGTGAACAAGGAGTGTGGTCGTAATGCCCCCGGGCTTAAGACCATCGTTTACCTCGCTTGCGCCGACGACATTACCAGCATCGGTGCGGCCACTGCCCACGCTGTGAGCACCATCACAGAGGTGGCCACGCAGGGTTTTTTCCCGATCAACATTATCCGCAAGGACAATGATCTAAAATCAACCCCGGGTGAAGATGGCGGCTACACCACCGAGCTCAAGGGCTTCATATCGAAGCAAAGTGCAGCAAAATCTAATGTGCTGACGCAGTTTGCCACCGACGAGAATTACATCGCCATCGCGGTGGATCAGAATGGGGTACAGCATATCCTTGGTAGCATTGATCATCCGATCAGAGCAAAGGCCGAGCCTGTTACTGTTCCGAAAAACGGATACAATGTGACCTTCACCTGGGAAGGCCATGCGGACATTCCGTTCATCTACACAGGCACCATCGGCGACGTACTGCACCCGTAATTATATTCACCATTTCAAAAGCTACTATCTGACTTATGGCAGAAGAAAAAGCAGTATCAGTACCATCAGAGGCCAAGGGCCCAAAAGAATGGCGCTACGTAGGTCCCGGCAGCGAATCCCGGCCGAAAGAACCGGTGCCGCTCATCTCCAACCTGCCGCTTGATTTCAAGCAGCCGCGTTTGGGATTCGACCAGAACAAGTATCCCGCAAATGAGCTCCCGGCCAAGTACGTGGAGTACGTGATGCGAACCAATACTACAGCGCGGGATTGGTGGAAGTGAATGCCATCGACACACGTTATTCATGCCCCGTTTCCGGCCTAGGAGGCGGGGCTTTTTTAATAATCCCCCCTCAACATGCTTCAATTATGGAACCTCAAATTTACGAGCAGATCAACAACCAGATTTTGCGACTGCTCTTGTATTTCGGCGGAGTTGTCATCACCACGCTGTCTGGCGCACTGGCCTACTTATGGCACCAGTGGCGTGCCGAGCAGCGGGAACGAATCGAGCTGGACAAGGCCAATGCCCAGGCAATGACCGCAGTGGCCAACCAACTCGACAACGTGAAGGATGCCTTGAATGAACTTCGCCATTCAACAAAACAATAACCATGAACACAAAAAATGAATCAGCCAAGGCAAGATCGCAAAGACTAAGTGCTACCATTCGCCTCATTGAGACACATGCACAAGAACCGACAAGTAAGGATCCGATTAAACCGAAGCAGCATCACCGGGCAAAAACCAGGTACATGGTAGAGCCGCTTGAACTGAAGGTGGCACACGGGTAGGTCCTACAGTAGCCCATTGAATGAGCTGACTTTTGAATCGTAATTCAAATCACTCACTTAATTTTCATTGCAATGATTCAAGTAAATGGAAACGCTCTGGGCTTCGATGAAGTCGTAGACACACTGGACGACGCACTGATCGTCGTGGAGAAAGTATCGGAAGCAATTGCAGACGGTATCGGTCTCAGCGACATTGGCACTCTGATCGACATCACGCCACGGCTCAACGAGATCCGCAAGGATGCTGCGGTTTTTGCCGCTCAGATCGCTGATCTGCAGCCGGAAGAGTCTGACCTGGTAGCGCAGCAATTGGTGGCCCGTCGCGGTGGATCCAAAAGCAACATCATCCAGAAGGCTTTGGAAGCGCTCACGCTGTCCGGTCGCTGGCATGGCACCGTTGCCGAGGTGGTAGACCTGACGCAGGAAACCATTGGGTTTGCGAAAAGCTTTGTCAAAAAAGGTGATCCAGCCGACGCATGATCGAAGCGATCCTAACGAACAACAAACGCCGACGCTGGAATCCGTTCCGGCGGCGGCGTTTTGTTTTGCGCATCCCCCAGCGCTGGGAGGAGGTGACTCCGCTGGCACGCCGTGAACGCTGGTGGCGATGGGTAGCTACGCTCACCCCGCCGGAAGCTAAGGGCAGGATACTGCGGGACCTGATCCCGATGCCCTGGCGCAGAAAGATGCTGGATACCGAACAGGGTGCTATCGTGGCTCACCTGGAATGGGTGATGCCAGTGCCGGATGCTGAGGTGATCCCTCTGGAGTCATTCTATCATCGGGACATCCGGTATGTGTTCCCAAAACCCAAAGGGCAAAACGTAAGCTGTGTAGAGTTCGCTCTATGCGATGATTATTACAAGGAGTTTGTGGGTGGCGATGCAGAGGCACTATTGCGTGTGTCAGCCTGCGTATGGCGCGAAGAGGACGAATGCGAGCGGGAAATGCTCAAGCGAGGCGACGAACGGGTAACGATCCACAGCCAGGCAGAAGTGGAGGCCCGGGTGGTGAACATGACTGGTGCGCCACAGGAGGTACATATTCAGGCGCTGATGTGGTGGATGGGCATGAAGATACTGGTGAACCGAATGTATGGTAAGTGGCTTTTTGAGGACGATGAAGACGAAGAAGAGGAAGATGAACCGGCTACAGCTGAAGCACCGGCGAACACCGGCCCCAACTTCGGATGGTGGGGTATCTTTCTGGACGTAGCAGAGTCGGCAGTGTTCGGGCCACTTGAAAAAGTGTACCAGGCATCGATCCACGACATCTGCATTTTTCTGGTAAAAAAACGGGCAGAGGCAAACCGAAGCCCAGAATCTCCAACACCTACAACGCCTCCGGAGGAGGATTAAACCATGGCATATTTCAAAACGTACCTGGAACTCTGTACCTACTTTGAAGGCCTGACCACTACGGTTACTGACCTGAAGGGTGTGACCGTAGGCGCAGACGAAGAAATGCTCAACCAGCAGGCCACCCGCATCCAATATCCACACCTGCGGGTAGATACGCCGGAGTTTCGGCTCGTGGACGATGATGATACTCCCCGCACCAGGTACACCTTCACGCTGTTTGTACTCTCCAACGACCCACTCAAAACCAACGTTCAAGCGAACATCAAGCTTAGCGCCATGGCGACGCTGTGTGAGAAGATCATCAAGCGGCTGTACACGGATGCTGACGCCGGGAAATTCGATCTGGTGATCGGAGATAAGCCCGGCGACGCTGTGCGCCAGTGGAGCGGCGACAACCTTTATGGCTGGTGGTTTAACATCGTGATCGAGTTGTATTCAGACGAATGCGCTTAAGCCATGGCAGCACTATCCGACGACGCACTGAAGGAACTAACGGACTACATTGAAGTCCAAGGGCTCGCATGGGCAAAGGAGTTCATTGCCTACCGTAAATCGTGGATGGAGAGCAAGGGCATCAAGGCCACCGGCGAACTGATAAACTCGCTGGAACTCGAAATCACCAGCATCTTAGATCAGGCTGCCAAAACAAAAATAGCCATAGCCTTCAACGACTATGGCCGATTCATTGAGATCAAAAACCTGTACGTGCCGGGAGGTGGCACAGATTACATCGAAAGCCTGGAGAAGTGGATCGAGAAGAAAGGCTACCGGCAAAAAATGACTGCCAACTACCTGGCCACCAGAAAGGTCAGAACTGTGCCGGCCAACATCCTCAATCAACTGGCTTGGGCTATTGCAATATCCAGAAAGAATCGGGTGGCCAGGCGACGCCAATGGTACAATAAGCCCAAGAGTGCCGCCATCACAGAATTATACAACAAGGTAGCCGCCGGACTTCCGGAGCGGGTGGCACAGGAACTTAAAAACGCTTTTAAATCCTAATCATGGCAATCAGACAGGACCAGGTACAACTAAGCATCGAATTCATCACGGATGAAAGTCGGGCCCTCGCCAAGACGCTCCTGACCACCAAGCAATACAATGCTGAACTGGCCAAGAGCACTGCCGTTATAGGCCAATACCAACGTGAACTGGCCAAAGTGGGAGCGGACGAAGCCAAACGGGCCCCGATCCTGGCCAAGATCGCAGCTGAAGAAAAGAAGATCGCAGTCAACCTTGCCCAGGTGGCCGCAGAAGGCAAGAAGGTAGAAGCCCTTGACCTAAGCAAAGTGGCTCCTGCGCAGCTGGTAGAGCGAGCAAAGCAGTTGCAACAGGCCATGCGCCTGATCCCGCAGAGTGCACCGCAGTTTCGGGAGCTCCAGGGTGAACTCGGACGGGTAAATGCTCAACTGAAAAGCATCAACGACACATCCAAGGGCATCAGTGCCGGGAGTGGTGGCGCTGGGGGTGGTTTGTTTCAGCGGATATTGGGTGTGGCTGGGGGGATTGGGGTGTTTGATCTGGCTAAACAGGCCATCGGTTCACTGATTGACTTTGGGCGCACGGCATTGCAGGAGCTGGATGGAGGCTTGAAAGCAGATGCCCAGGTAAAAGCCGCCATCGAAAGCACCAAGGGTGCCGCTGGACGAAGCTTCGAGGAGTTAAAAAACCAGGCAGAGGAGCTGGCAAAAGTGACGCTATTCGGCGATGATGCAACCAAGGGAGCACAGGCACTGCTGTTGACGTTCAAGAACATCAAAACAGAAGTGTTTGACCAGGCGATCCCGCTGGCGCAGGATTTGAGCACCGCATTTGGGCAAGACCTGAATGCTTCTGCCATTCAATTGGGGAAGGCTTTGGACGACCCTATTCGTGGAGTCACATCGTTGCGAAAGGTAGGTGTAAGCTTTACTGAGGAGCAGCAAAACATGATCAAAAGCCTGGTAGAGACCGGTAAGACTGCTGAGGCTCAAACCCTCATCCTTGCGGAACTGGAAAGCCAGGTGGGTGGATCCGCAAAAGCAGCTGCGGAGGCTGGATTGGGGCCGTATCAAATCCTGCAGAACAGACTGGGAGAGGTGAAAGAATCCATTGGAGGCCTGATTGCTAACGGGCTGCAGAAGCTTGCTCCATTCCTGTTGAAGGTCGTGGGGTTTGTGGAGCAGTTGACTGAGCGTTTCACTTCGGGTAAACGGGCTACAGGCGAGTTTTCGACGGCGGTAGAGGTGGTGGCCTTCATCTTCAACGTAGTGGCCAAAGCGTTTCAACTGGTCGGGCTTGCGCTCGAACAGCAGGTTAAAATGTGGGTCACTGTTGGGCAAAAGATTGGAGAGTTTATTGGATATGTACGTGAATTGCCTGTTGTGGGCGAGTTGTTTGAGACGTTTCTCATCACTCCCATTCGGTTTATTGCCGATGCCATTGAAAACCTACCAGCAGCATGGGCGGGTTTTGTAGCTGCCACCAAACAGGCTGCCATTAACATCGTGGGCGACCTAAAAGGCTTGGTGCTGGATGCGAAGATCTTTGTGAAAAATATCGAATCGGCTCTGACATTCAGCGCCGAGGGTAAGGCCAAAATAGCTGGTGAATTGAAGGGCTTGGAAAGCCAGAAGGCTGTGGCGGCTCAAGCTGGCAAAACGATTGGAGAAGCATATATACAGGCCCGTGATGCTGTACTGGCAACCTCTGCGAGTTCAACTACTGCAGGAGGCGCACCGGGTGCTAAAACCCCTCCAGACCTTACAGGCGGAGAAAGTCCGGAAGATGCTCGAAAACGCATCGAGGCTCGTTTGGCGCTTGAACTGAAAGCAGTAGAGCTTGGTATTGAGAAAAAGGAACTACTACTCGAAAATGATCGCATCAAAGGGCTGGTGGATGAGGCAGGGTATCAATCCCAGTTGGCAAAAATTGCGGAGGATGGACTGCGTAAGAAGCTGGACATCTATAAGGTATTCCACCAGGATCAGACCAACGAGGCGCTGAAGCTTCAGAATGAACTGGCTGTAATCGAGCAGGGCAGCGCACTGGGTAAAGTGGCCATTAATACCATTGCCGGCAAACCGATCGGTGGTGTCACATCGCAAGCAACTGGCGGTGGAACGGAGCAATCCCTTGGAGTGCAGGATCTGGGCGAGAATGCAAGGGAGCAGGCATTGGCGCAACGATTCCAGCGGATGTTGATCTCGGAGCAGGATTATGAGTTGCAGCGGCTGGAATTGAAGAAGCAAGCATTGGCCGAGGAAATTGCCATTTTGCAGGATGGTGGCCCGGCTTATTCTGCGGCGGTTCGAAAAAAGGAAGATGAGGCCTTAAAAATTGAGGAGGAGATCGCGGCCAAAAAGGTCGAAAATGCGCAGCGTACTGAAGACCTGAAGATCAAAGTACAGCAGGCAGGGTTCCAGGCTGCTGCAGGGTTCTTTTCATTGGCTGCAGATCTGCTTGGGCAGGATGAGAAAGCCAGAAAAAAGAATGCCGGGGCTATTAAAGCCTTCCAGATTGCGGAAATCTTCACCAGTGGTATTTTGGAGGCGCAGCGTAGTTATGCCGAGTCAGTCAAAACCTTTGGCATCCCTGGTGGACCTATTTTGGGTGCCATCTTTGCGGGTCTTGCTGTAGGCAGGTCTGTTGTTGCTGCCAATAAGGTAGCGGCTACCAAGTTTTTTGGTGGTGGATTTACCGGATCAGGCTTTGGTGCTCCGGATGAAAGCGGATCCAGAATCGCTGGCTATGTGCACGCCGGAGAGTATGTAGCGCCTGCCAAACAGGTAAATGATCCCGAGACTGGTCCCGTAGTGCGCTGGCTAAACGATCGACGTTTGCGCGGTTACGCCTCCGGTGGATTCGTAGCGCCAAACACAACTCCCAGCAGTAGCATTTCATTGGGATCATCGGCGGCGGCACCTGTGCAGAACCTGGATGCGTTTATGAACGCGGTGAGCCGATTTGAAGCGGTAGTGGCGAATTTCCCGACAGAGGTGAAGAGTCGGGTGGTGTACACGGAGTTGGAGACGGCGGGTAGTGAGTTAAATGCGGTTCGGGATGATGCTAGTTTGTAATCTGGCATTGTCCTACCCACTTAATTAAGCCGCCACCACCTTTGCCCCATGCAAACCATCAGCAAAGCCGAAATGCTTTCCAAGATCGTGGAGAGCGGCGAGGTTCCGTTCCGGATCAAGTACGTTCGAGCCACTGGCAAGAACGCCGGGCAGATCGTTTTCAAGAATGCCTACTACGGTGCTCCCAATCCGCATCCAAAGGGCGGGAAGCCGGCAAAGCCTCCAGAGCGGAAAAACCGCAGGAGCTACCTGGAATCCAATGCCATCCCGATGACTGAATTCGGCACTGGCCAGATGCTTACACCCTTCATTTCACACATAATCGAATTCAATGGCAGACAAGTCATTCATTGAGCCCAAGCGGCTGGCACCTAATACATACCTGGTGGGCGGCGGTAAGGCTGTACTCCAATTCGCCGCTTTACCTGGTGAGGCCACCAATGATGTGGGCAAGATCACGCCATTCACCCCGCCCGATGGTGGCGAGTCGGTGGATGTTGCTTTTTGGGGCAAGCAAAATGACCTGCCGTTTTATCGGGAGGAACTGATTGCCGGAAACAACATCGTGCCGGCACTCATTGAGCGCAAGCGCAACATCCTGCTCGGTCAGGGCTGGTATGCGTACAAGGAGCGTTACGAAGACGACGACGACGGCATGATGAAGCGGGTGGTAGATGAAGTGCCGATGGATATGGATATGGAGGCCTTCTTCAAGAAATTCAAGAAGGAAGCCGCCCGATTGGTAGGCGACTGGTTGAAGCATTCAATGTGCATGCCTGAGTTCGTCCGTGGATTGGGTGACAAGATCGTTAGCGTGAAGGCCTTGGAGATCAAATACTGCCGGGCAGCGAAGAAAAACGCCATGGGTGACATTCCTCGCTGGTACTGGTGCAACTACTGGCAGCGGAAGAACTCCATCAAGGAGGCAGACCGTTTGCTCCAAACATTGACCATTTACGACCCTGCTTCGAAGAAAAAGCAGCCGAAATTTGTATTGCCGCTGATGGACGACCTGTTCAATGACTGCTACTACCCGATTCCGGCGTATTGGGGCGGTCGGCACTGGATCACGCTGTCCAACATCATCCCGCTCTTTCACGAGGCCAATTTGAAGCATGGGAGCGCACCGCGTTTCCATATCATCATTCCGCATGACTACTTCTGGGATTATGCGGCCATGAATGCCACTACCGAGGGCTCCGAGGATTATCAAAAAGTCCTGAAGACTGCCGAAGAAAAAGAGAAGCAGTTTGTGATCGATTTCAATTCAGTTTTGGTCGGCGTGGGCAACACTGGCCGCCCGATCGTGACGAAATCCGAGATCATTGAAGCCCTGGGCGGCAAATACGAGAAGCGGATCCAGATCGAGAAGATTGACTACAACATCAACGACGAAGCACTGCTAAAGCTATACGCAGCCTCCAACGTGGCCAATGTCAGCGCCCAGGCATTGCACCCTACCCTGGCCAGTATCGAAACTGGTGGCAAAGGCATCGGTAGTGGCACCGAGATCCGCAACGCCTTCCTGTTATACCTGATCATCGCGGCACCCGTCGTGCGTGATATGCTGATGGAAGTGGTTGAAGTGGTAAAGACCGAAAACGGATGGCCAGCAGATGTGAAATTCGGAATCCGGGATGCCGAAATGACCACACTGGCTGAAAACCCAAGCGGCATGCAAGCCAAAGAACCAAACGACGCGGTACAATGAACGAGCGGAAATACAATGCCCATTTGGCCGAATTGGAGGTAAACAACCCGGGAGAGCCGCTACTTCAAGCCCTTCGCGGTGGATATAGCAAGATCAACGTGCTATACATGGGCATTGCGCTCAAGCGGATGCCTACGGTCTTGGAATTGGAGGAAGATGAGCGTTATGTAACTGGTTATGGACAAAAACCAGTTACTGGAGTGATTGTGCCAGTAAAATACAAGGATAAACAGCCCGATGAAATTCTTCGGGCATTGTGGGCAGAGCGTGGACGGCTATTCGGCCAAATGAACCGCCAGAGCAACGAATTTCATAAGTGCAAGACTGACGATGATCGTGCGGATAATAGTGCCAAGGTTTTGAGCTGGTGGAAGGATATTCTTCGAGTAAAGGGGAATATCCTGCATTATGAAGAGTATGGGGAGTTACCCAAGGCCACGCAGCCAGGAGATGAACTTTCGGACAATGCGGTGTCATTGGGGAAGCAATTGGCGTCTATTCGGGCGAAGATTTCGCAGACAAAAGCCAAAATCACTGAATTGGCTGGTCTGGATCCGAATACACCGGGCAAGGAGGGGAAAATTCAGGAATATGAGCAGAAGCTTCGTGAGTTGATCCACAATCGGGGTTTGGCGGAGCAAAAACTAAAATCGTATGAGCAGACCTAGGCAGCGGATTTACACGCTAAAGGACTGGACGGATGCTGACCCGCTGGATCGGCTGTATATGCACCTGATGGAGCCAGAGCGCTGGGCTCTGAATGAGAGCGAGGAAAATAAGTTTGACATATTGAGTGGCGTATGGAAAATAATGGTCAAAAAGGCCAGCCCAAGAGAGCGGATCCGGCTGATCTCAAGAACGTATGATTGCACCGATCGGTGTGCGTTCAAATATGTGCAAGAGGCCACAAAGCTATTTTTGGAGACCTTGGATGTCGACCACGAGTTGGAATTGCGGTTGGCTTATCACCGATTTATGAAAATACATGATAAAGCCCGGGACAACGACAAGACCGACGACACGCAAAAAGCACTGGACGTGGCTCGAAGAGCATTGGAGAGTGCGATGAAGGTCCGGGAACAATTGGAACAACGGCAGCCAAAAGCCTTGCGAACCTATGCCGAAGTAATGTTCACCGACGACCCAAAGGCACTCCGGGCCAGAAATACGCAGGATATTGAATTTGAAGACCTAAGCCATGCAGAGGAAGATATATTGGAACTCGAAACAGTTGGCATTCCTACGGGCAATAAAGCCCTATAAAATGTTCCTCGGCGGTCGTGGTAGCGGTAAAACGACTACTGAAGGCGGCGAGCAGTACCGATGCATGGTGAAAATGCCACGCAGTCGGGGTTTTATCGCGTCGAGCACCTATGCACAGCTTTTGAACAGCGCTTTACCAGCCGTAGAGATGAAATGGGGCGAAATGGGGCTAATTGAGCGGGAAGATTATGTGGTGGGCATCAAACCACCGCTACATTTCACAAAATGCCTGGATGAGCCTCGGAAATACGAAAACGTGATCTCGTTTGCCAATGGGCGCCGGATCCAGATGATGAGCATGGATAGACCCGATTTGCAGCGTGGTGGCACTTATACGGATGGGGCGGCAGATGAGGCGGCTTTGATTTCGCATGAGCATGTGACGAAGGTGCTTATCCCGAGTTTGAGGGGTTTTGTTCGGGAATTTAATACTCCATTGCGGGGTATGTTCAGGGCTTACACCTCCATCCCCTGGAAGCCAAAGGGATATTGGGCTTTGGATTATCAGGACAAGGCACTGAGCCAGCCCGACATCTACCACTGGGAGGAGGCCAATGCTTATGACAATATTGAGGTGTTGGGGCAGGACTATTTGACCAGGTTGGAGGCTGAATTGCCTTATTTGGAATTTTTGGTGGAGGTGATGAATCAGCGGGTCCGAAAGGTGGCTGATGCGTTCTATCATAAGTTCGATGCAGAACGCCATACTTATACCCCTGGGTACGATTATACCGAGGGCCAAAGGGGAATTGAGGTAGACAAGCGCAAGGATCCAGATGGCATGAAGGACAGCCACTATAAGGCTGATCAGGTCATTGACCTGTCGTTCGATTTCTCGGGATACTTCAACTGCTGTACCGTATGGCAGGAGAAGGAAGAAACGGATGGGCGCACCAAGCGACGTATGGAGTATTGCCTGCGTCAATTGTTTGTTAAGAGCGCAGAGGGTAAGGTGGGTGAGCTGGTGGACAAGTACTGTGCTACCTATGCCAACCATAAGTTCAAGGTAGTACGCCTATGGGGTGAGCCAAGAGGGCACGATGCCAAGGCAGACACCAGGCAAACCATGTTCCAACAGATACAGGAGCGACTGGTTCGCCAAGGGTGGCAGGTAGAGATCAGGGTGAAGCCAGGTCAGGTCAAGGCGCACAAGGAGCGCAACTACTTCATGAATGAGGTACTGGCAGAGACCAACCCATCACTGCCTATGGTCAGATACAATGATGCTACCTGCAAGGATGCCATCATAGCCATGCAGGTAACAGCAGTGCGAGATGACTATCAGAAGGACAAGAGTAAGGAGAGCGATCGTGCGTTTCCCCAGGAGCATGCGCCGCACTTCACTGACACCACCGACTACTACATCATGCAGAAGCATGGCCACCGTGTTGGTATGAGATCCTCAAGGCCTGCGCTATCGGCTACGATGGGATAGACCAGCCATATAACCGCCAGCAAAAGGCGGTTTTTAATTAAGAAAAAGCAAATCCGCGCCCGCAGTTGATTGGACGCGATTTCTATAGGGTGTGTTTGGCAGTTTGTTTAACATTCTGCCTTTCAAAGCTTTACAAGTTCTGTTTGTTCGTCATAAATAGGCCGTTTTAAGGCCGTTTTACGTTTTAAAATTGCTCGACTCATGGATTTAGTTTTCAAAGTCATCACCGCCCCTACTCCAACGGTACCACAGGTACAGGACACTACATTTCAGGAGCACTACTCCGGCGTTAACCGATCCATGGCATGGGATGAAATTACGCCTGGGATCAGGCAGGCCACCGAGCAGTACGTGTTGGATTTTATTGGCGAGGATTTCTACAATGACCTGGCAGCGATGTACCAGGCAGGCACTACGCTGTCTGATGAGCAGAAAAAAACGCTCGAACTGCTGCAAGACTGCATCGCCAACTATGCCATTTACCACATTTTGCCCGAGAAACGGAGCATATTGGAGAGCCTTGGAGTGGTAGAGAATACTCCGCAGGGTGGATCAAGCCCCGCAGCGTACCCGATTTACAAGGAGAAGCGGAGGGCAGCCCTTGAAAATGGAGACAAATTTCTGGATCGGCTGCTCAGTTATATGGAAAAACAGGTAACCGCAGGGGATACAGGGTTTGATATGTGGAAGGAATCCAGCGCATACACATTGAAAACCTGTGACTTTTTCCGGCATACCAGCGAGCTGGATGAGTACCTGAACATTCAGAACAGCCGCAGATCCTTCATCTCGCTGACCCGATACATGAAGCAAATCGAGGAAGATGTGATTCGGCCAATCATTTGCGACGACCTGTATGCGCTCGCCGTGGCTACTACTCCACTGGAAGCAGAGGCCAAACTTTTGCCGATGATCAAAAAAGCGGTAGCCTATTTGGGTGCAGCTGAGGCTATTCCTCACCACCGAATCGTGATCGATGGCGATGGTTTCCGTGTCGTCAGCCAGACAGATGGCTGGGATGATCGTCGGAACATGACCAACAATGTCCATGAAACTGCTATTCAAGCACTGGCCACACGGTGCCAGGAGCAAGGCCGGAGGGCTGTAGCGAAGCTTGTCCAGTTCCTTGAGGATAATATTGCTGACTATCCTGACTATGAGAACTCAACTTGCCGGACAAAGCCTGTGGATAAGGCACACAGCATTCGGCAGGCGAGTGATGGGATTGGTGCGGTGGGGTTTTTCTAAAATTCCCCAGGTAAAGCAAATATAACCCCAGAGAAATCCCGAACATCCTTATTCACCACGCCAAGCGACTGCAAATACCGCTGCGTGGTGGACAAGGATTTGTGCCGCAAATGCTTCTGGATCGCCACAATATCCATACCGGACTTAACCATGGCGATCGCTCCAGTATCCTTCCAGCTGTAAGCTGAATACCCTTCAATGGTAGCCAGCATCCCAGCCTTCAACATCACGTGCAGCATTTCTCTGAATCGATCGCTGATTGTATTCCGGCCAACGCACTGCTTTGGGTGCGGCTTCAAGCCCAAACCAAACACCAGGTAAGAGGCCGGGACCTTATCCAGTTCAAACGCCCGAAGCGTCGGGACCACACTGGTGGGAATGGTGATGAAGGCCCGATCCTTGTTCTTAGTCTGGTCCCCACCCATGATGATCAGTCCACGATCCAGGTCAATGTCCCGGATCCGCAACCTCCGCAGCTCACTCAGTCGCAATCCACAGTGACTGATCAGCACGATGGCCAGATATACCATCCGGTTATGGTGGTACACGTACCTGGCAATGGTCGTGGAATCCCCCTGCTCGAATGGATGCCGTAGTTTCTCCTCCTCTTTTCGTGGTTTATGGTTGGCAAAAGGGTTGTCTTTGATGTACTCCCGCTCATGAAGCTCATAGAACAACGACCGCATGTTGATGATGTAGTTGTTATAAGTGCGGTTTGACACCGGCTTACCCTTCCGGTTTTTCTTTGTCAGCAACACATCATCCAAAAAAAGCTTCGCCTTTGGCCGGTCAAAGGCGGCAATGCACAGCCCTTCCCACTTCTGGCCGCGTATCCACTCCGTAAATATGTTGTTGAATGAATTGTAAGTGATCCGAGTATGCTCCCGGTCAGACTGAAGCTTGAACTTCAGCGCCACTTGCATAGCATCCAGTATGTTGGTGCTACCCAGCACGGATACTACCTGCTCTTTTTTTCTGGAGACATCCGACCACTCCTTCATTTTCTCCTGAAGGATGAACTGCGCACGCTCTTCCCGGCGCACTGGATCGGTAATGAAGGAAGCTCGATTCAGGTCGAATGTTTTGCGGACCCGAATCCGGTCTGTACTACCTGGTACAAACTCCTCCCATTCAATAAGCCATTTCCAACCTTTTAGAATTCGTGGAGGCTTGAGGTAAGCGAACTGAGGTATGGACATTTTTTTTTTGGACAAGCTGTGTACAACTTGCCAAAACATTGCCAATGTGCTTAATGCTAAAATACCGCGCAACTCTTTGTAAATCAAAGAATTAACGCGGTATTTAGTGCGGGAAGCGAGAAGGCGCACCCCTCACGATACCCCCAAAAACCACGATTCAACCCACCAACAACCACCCTAAACCCCTCAAAATCGCAGCCCCAGCAACATTCTGGCAATCTTCTGGCAACGTTATTTAGTTCATTATCAATGCATAATACACCCTACCCCCAAACTCAAGACCACTTTGCCGACCATCAAATTCCGGAAGCAAGTCCGAAAATGTACGGCGCAAACGACCCGAAATCATAAACCGACCAGATGACCATCCCAACTCACCACAAAGCCCAATGCTGGATCCATTAGCTGCATCAGCCGGCGCATTCAAAACTGTATACACCCCAACCCCACCCCACAATCCAGTCTTAATCCATTGAGCCTTCGGCAAAAACTCCAGGCTAAAAGCACCGTTCCTGAATGATTGGCCTTCATACGTAGTCCAAACTCCGCTGGTTTTGAAGCCCATCACATTATCCTGCCAGTCAATGAAGCCTCCAACGGTTATCTCGCTGGATACTGGAGCTGATTGAATATTGTCTCCATACACCTTTGTCCCTCCACCCCCAGAAAAAATTCCGGATCGTGCCACAAATTGAGCCAACCCGCTCAAAGGAACGCTAAGCATTACAATCAATACAAGTACCTGTTTCATATCATTCATCTTGATTTAGTGACATCCTGCTTTCCCAATCAGCCTTCCACTTCTCCAACTCCTCCACACGCTGGATCAAATCCCGAAGACCTGCCAGCGGATCATCCTTGTAGTCTTTTTCTAAGTCGTCCAGGGTGCGGACTTGAGATGGCTCAAATTGAGATGTTTCTACTATGTCCACTCCATTACACATTGGGCCTTCACCTGAAAAAATCCACGATTCACGGAGTTCAGGATAACGTGATGTAATTTTATTTACAAAAATTCGAGTGATTGGCTTAGCTCCACTTAGCGTCGAAGAGACCAGTGCTTGAGATACTCCAACCTCTTTGGCAAAGCGTTTACCATTGATTTTAAGCGAGTTAACAAAGTCTTCCAATCTAAGACCTTCTTCAATTTGCTTTTCTTGTTTTGTCATGTTTCCGACAATAGTTCACACAATGTAAATTTATTTTGGATTAGGTATTGCGTGTTATCACAAGGCGTTATACATTTGTGTCAAAATTAAACGCTTTTATCAAATGGCACAAGAAAAGGTTTTCATCTGGTTGGCCGAGGAGATGCTGAAATCCAAGTTCATCGAGTGGGTTGCAGCAAAGGGTCACACTGGCATTAGCTACCCTACCCTAGGCAGGGCGCAAAATAGGCAGTACCTCAACGAGGAGTTAACCCCTCGGCAGCAAAAAGCAGAAAGGCTGCTTTACCAGTTCAGGCAAGAATACATGCAGGCATCAAACGTTGCATAAGAATACAGATGCACTCTACAAAGGTAGAGAGAGGGGTATGCCGCAAACGAGCGGTGTACGTTACCCGGGATTAAGGCCCTGGGACTTTTCATGAGCTAAATATACCCCCGGACGCTGTAAAGTGTCCGGGTTTTTTAACCTTAATTTTTCATCAAACAACAATGCAACTAGGAAAAATATACCGCCTTGACGGGCACCTGTTTAGGTGCATTAAGATTTACGATTTTGGAGCATGCCGATTCCAAAAAGTAAACGCCGATGGGTCTGATATGGAAGTAGAAATTCGGAAGGCTTTTATTGTGGATCACATGAAACGCACTATACTAAAGCGTCTACCTGAGATGGTAGAGATTAAAGATTTTTAAACAAAAAATCCCCCACCGAAAAAACGATGAGGGAATTCTATCAATAACACGCCATGGAACGGGGCACAATCTTTAGACGAAAAAGCCCCGAACCTTGGCAATTACCTAACAAAAGTATGAATATTCCATCAAATTCACAAAATTCGAACCAAATGCCCTGGTGGCACAAAGAAAAGAAAGACGGGCTACCGCAACGGATCTCGCAGATCCAAAAGGTAAATGACCCCACGACATACACCGATGAGGTGTTGTCCGCATCCAAAATCCTACTGATACTACTCCTGTCTTTCAGCGGAGTATTGGGTGCCCTCTCCTATTTTAAAAACTTTTCCATCTCATTTCCGATGGAGGTTGCAGTGTTCCTGGCACTCACCCTCACCATAGTCATCGAATGGGGAAAAATGAAAGCCGCCACCTGGGCCGTGCGCATCCCATTTTTTCAGGGATGGGGTTCACTCGGGGTATCCCCTGCCAACACCTTCATTTTTCTGGGCCTACTATCTGTATCAGTGGCCACCTTCACCATGAGTATCTACAACTCTACGAAGGGAGGCGAGCAGCTGGCTCAAATGCTCAGCCACGAAAAGAATGCATCTGTGTTCACGCCCGACACCAAAGGCGTGGATGATCAGATCAATGTTACGCAAAAATCCATCGCCAATGCACCCATGCAGAAGTGGAAGGGCAAGATGTACTATCAGGACAAAGGAAGCGTGCGAGCGCACTCCAAATCAATGGAGAGCCTGGTACGTCAGCGCGAACAAACCATAGCTACCCAGCGTGCAGATTACGAACGCAACCTGGCCATTCAATCCAGCCAGGCCAATTTCGCATCAAAACTGGTAATGGCATCCGGTGGATGGATCGAACTACTGCAAGCCCTGCTGATCCTACTCCGGGTAGCTTGCGAAAAGAACCTGGACGGGCGCACTGCACCCCTACCCCAGGCCCCAAAATCCAGATCAGAAAGGATGCAAGCCGATTCTGCAATCGCTTATGCTGAATCCGAACGCAAGATTGGCTTCAACGTTGGCCGCGATGGCAACGTGCGCAGAGCAGACGAAGAGAACACTGTGACACAGTTACCACGGTCTGTGTCACAGGCTAACGAAGACCCTCCGGCCATGACTGCAGAAGAAGCTTTGCGATGGTTTGAGACCGATTTAAGGCGCGAACCAAGCAACCTCCAAAACAAGCATGCCAACCAGACCACGGTAATCAACCGCATCCACAACAAACTGGGAAAAGCGGAGAACTACCTGGACCGCTGTCCGGACAATTCACTGCCAGCACCAGCCGCCAATCGCTTTCGAAATTACCTGGAACAAGAACTATTCAAGGTAGTAGAGTATCCAAAAGCAAACACCATCATTCAGCTCATCAATCAAAAATCGAATGATGCAGCCTAAACACATCCTCCTGACATACCTGATCGGCATACTTGCTTCCATCCTCTTCCTATGGCCAGTAGCATTCGTTGCCCTCTTCTTTTTTGCCCACGCAAACGGGGACTTATCCTCTGAAAGATAGAAAGTTCAACACCCCCCGCCCTCCACCAGTCCTGTGAATCAGAAACCTTAGACTGGCAGGGTGGGGGCTTTTAATCCACCCCGCCAAGCAAACACACGCGCCTCCCCCAGAGGCTTATCAATCAACATTAACCGCAAAGTTCAAGACACGGCGCAATCGTCGTGGCTGAATCCTTTTGCCAAAATTCTATTCAACATGTGTACCGTTAACGAATGGGCTCTCGCTGTCCTCCTTTGCCCACCTCAAGTAGAACTCAACCTCATCGGAAGCATCCAACAGCTTCCAGATTACGAACTCGCCTGGATGCGCGAGTATCACTTCGAGCAGAGAGCCAGAGTATCCGGCAATCTCCAGCTGCTGGAAAACCGTCCGGAGTACACCTCCGAGCTGTTCAATCAGAACACCTTGAATTCTGATTTTATCTACCACTGCGACCAGCTTATAGATATCAATGAAGAAATACGGAGAAGGATCTTCTAGCCAGTCCTTCCTGACATCTTCAGAAACTTACACATTCGCTTCCTTTTAATTTGCATTCCTCCTGTCATGCTACAAAACATCGAAATCTCGGCATTCAAATCTGCTACGAGTACCGAACCCACGACGGTTTCACTATCGGCATTCCTGACAAGTACACGCCACCGAGAGAAAATACTTGCGCTCCGCGCTGAATCCGAGAAAAAGAAGCGAGATGAATTGAAGAAAACCCTGCCAGCTGCCACCATTTCCGGAACATTCATTCGCAGAGCTGCCGGTCAAATACAATCGTACAACGGTCTGGTTTGTCTTGATTTCGACGGTGCCGACAACCCTGCAGTTACACCCGCAGAGATGAAGTACATTCTTAGCGCATTCCCGGAAGTGGCCTATGCAGCAGTCAGCGTCGGTGGGGCAGGGGTGTTTGCAATCGTGCCCACCAACAATCGGGACCCGACCAGGCACGCAGCTGTAGTGGATCTGCTCGGCATGGCCACCAAAGCGCACGGCCTAGTATACGATCGTGCCTGCAAGGATGTCAGCCGCCTGCGCTTTGTATCCTACGATCCGGATGCTTTCTGGAATCAATCGCCAAAGGAATTCGATACAGACTTCCTTTTCCAGATTCAACAGCCACCAACCAATTTCAGACCACCCCGGGCAATGGTATTCAGACAGCCACCAGAAAAACCGGCCAATGATACCCGCAGCAAAGTAGAAGCCTATATCCAGGCATTGGAAGGGAGCTGCCGCGATGTGACAGACAACTATGACGACTGGCTAAAAATAGGCTTCGCTCTGGCCAGTGAGTTTGGAAATGGGGGCGAGGATCTGTTCCATAGGGTCAGCCAGTTCAATCCAAAATACAATCCTCAGGAAGCGGCCAAAAAGTATGAAAACGCCTTGAAAAATGGGAAGTCCGTCAAAATCGGGACCTTCTTCAAAATCCTTCACGATCAAAACATCCGGCTATGAAATCACTGACCGACACAGCGAAAGAACTTCTTTCGAAACCTGCTGAGGCCGGAATACAAAACCAACCATCCAACCCTGATACCACCCAGCAAGAGATAGATGCCTTTGACAATGATGACCTAAAGTTCCTGAAAAGCCACCTGCGCAGACTTGGAGTAGATGCAGATGAAGCCATTGACTACGGATTCTATGAGTACCGCAACCGATACTGGATGCTTCGCCGTGGAGACACCTTCGAGAGTGTCAGCAACTTTACCATGAAGGTGCTATTCCTGATCGTTGGAGCCAACCCGAAGCGTATCGTTGAGATCAAGAACGTACATGGTAAAGCCACCACTTTGGATTTCACCATCGAGGATCTGATCAGCATCGAAAAGTTCAAGGCCAGGGTAGAAGGGCAGGGAAATTTCCTGTTCGAAGGAAAGGCAACCGATCTTGCACGGATCAAAAACAGCCTGTTCAACAAAGAAAAGGCATCCGTGGAGATCAGCCGGCTCGGCCAGTACAAGGATCGATTCTTCGCCTGGGCCAATGGCATCTACGATGGCAAAGACTTCTACCACGTGGACGACAAAGGCATGGTCGAAGTGGGCAAAGAGCACTACTACATTCCAGTGTTCGGTAGCACCAGAGATGGCGACGATGAAGACCTGCGCAACTACCGACGGTTTCTGCACCGCGAAGACGCTACCACCTTCACCGAATGGGCAGAACAATTCATCCGGGTATATGGCGAAAATGGTCGCCTGGGCATTGGGTTCTTTTTCTTCTCCGTGTTCTCTGACATCATTTTTGAACGCACCAAGGCATCCCCCATGCTGTTCCTGTTTGGACAGCGCGGATCCGGAAAGGGCACCATGGCCAACAGCCTGATGGCGCTGTTCGGCACCCCACAGGATCCGCTGATGCTCGGAGGAGCAAGCACCGTGGTTGGCTTCATGCGGAAGCTCGGGCAGTTCTCCAACGCCATTGTCTGGCTGGATGAATACAAGAATGACATTGGGGAAAAGAAGATTGAATCCCTGAAAAACATCTGGGATAGGGTAGGCTACGAGCGTGGCGTAAAGGATTCATCCAACAAAACCCAGACCACGCCCGTAACATCCAGCGCAATCCTGTCAGGTCAGGAGATCCCAAACGTAGAGCCAGCATTATTCTCCCGAACGGTGCTGTGCGAATTCAGAGCCATGCAGCGATCACAGCGCGAAGTAGACGACTTCAACAAGCTGCGCATCATGGAAGATGCCGGCATCACCAACGTCACACTCCAGGTACTTGCCCAGCGCGAACACATCAAGGCCGAGATATTCAAGGCATACGGCGAAGTTTCCACTGCATTGCGTGCCGCATTGGCCGAACGGGAAGTCATTGAGCGCCAGATCATCAACTACGGCATCCTGTGTGCCACCATCATGGTGCTCGAAAAGCGCATGAAGCTACCCTTCAACAGCACCGAGTTTATTCAGCAGTGCGAGACCTATATCCTGCGCCAGAATGATATGATGAAGCAGAGCAATGAAGTGCAGCAATTCTTCGAGATGGTGCAGTTCCTGCTGCAAAATGGTTTGATCAGCGGCGAGAAAGATATCATCATCACAAAGGGCCTGCTAAAAGTACGGATGGTCAGCATTATTGGCCTTTACAGGGAGCACGCCAGACGGCAGGGGATGCGCCCAATGGACCGCGGAACCCTGATGAATTACATCCAAAACTCGGAAGCATACCGGAAAGAAGAGTCCAAATTGTCATCTCACCGATTCCCCGGCCTACAAAATCCTACATCCTGCACAGTTTTCCTACAGGCCGAAATCAAGCGTTTGTACGGGGTTGACTTTGCCGACAATTTGCAAAACGTTGAAGATCAGGAACAAACGCCACAAGCGCCCCCCCAAGATGTCTTTTAAAAATCACCGACCCCTTATTTCAATTCCTACTTTTCCTACATTCCTACATCTACTACTAACTACCTGAAAATCAATTCAATTGAAAACAAAAGCCTGTAGGAA